ATGTCAGCAAGACCAGCCCCGCCAAGGAGCCTCAGATGTCCGCCACGTTCACCGCCCGCCAGATCGCCGAGACCATCAAGATCGCCCCCCGGACGAAGCGGTTCGAGGCCATCGGGGCCGACGGACTGCCCGTCTTCATGATCGGCGAGGCCGAGCGCTGGGAGCACGTGATCTCCGCGATCCGCCTCGCGCGCACCGAGCGCAGCCTGCTGGACGTGCGGACCTTCACGATCGCCTGCGCGATCTGGAAGTGGATCAACACCGGGCGCGCCAACCCCACGGCCGCGATGAAGGTGCGGGCTCGCTCGCCCTACCAGATGTGCGCGCTGGTTGCCCGCGTCTCGGAGCTGTTCAAGGGTGACGTCACGGTTGGCGAACTGGCCGACTTCTGGCTCAACCAGCACGCCGAGGAGCTGTAGTCCAGCGAGACGCCGGCCCCAAGCGAGACGCCGGCCCCAAGCGAGACGGGGCCGCCTCTCGGACCGAGACGGCACCGAGACACCGACCGAGACAACCGCCGAGACACCGAGAATCCCCACGTCGAGAGAGCGAGACACCGATGACCATCCGCTGCGGCAACCGAGCGGCCCACGCCGAGACGACCTACCACGCGACAGTCGAGAGCGTTCGCGCCTGCCATCGAGACGAGACGTGGGCCTGCACCTGGCTGGAGTACGAGCGAGACGCGTTTGGTCTCGTTTATGACGAAGACGGTCGACCCGTCATTCGCGAATGTCGGGCCCTGGCCTGGACGCTGCCGGACGGTCGTGGCTACACCTGTGAACGCGGCCACGAACACATCGACGCCGAGGTCCGCGACCGCGAAGGCTGGGACTACGTGGACGGCCCCGAGGAGGCCCGTCGGCTGGCCAAGGTGGGCGTCGCCTCCGTGGGCATGGACGGAAAGCCGATCTTGGTCTGACCTGACGCATAAAAAAGCGCCGCGACACACAGTGTGTCGCGGCGCTTTTTGCGCTCACCGGACGTCACCGGACACCGCCGGACGCAGGGGAGGGGGGCTGGGGGGAGGACTTACAGGTCAGCGCCGTTTTCCGGTGTCCGGCGGACACTCGAACGGACAGCTGCCGGACACCTCACCGGACAGTTTTTGACACCGCCGGACAGTCACCCAACGTGAGCGCGATCGCCGATCCAGGCCCACCGCCCGCTCCTCGTGCGCGCCACCTTTTCCTGCTCCTCCAGCTCGCCGAGCCGGTCGTAAAGCCACGTCGACTTTCGGGTGGCGGCCGCCATGAGGTCTTTCGCCTGGACTCCATCCGGCCCCGCGCCCTGAAGCGCGGACACCAACGCGTCGAACGCCGGGCCCTCTTCGAGTCGCAACGGGTCCGCCTCTTCGTCCTCTCGCTCGCGGGCGAGCTGGCGCTTCTCGACCTCGCTTAGCGTCTCGTCCCGCCGTACCGTGACACCGCCCAACGAGACGCCCTCCGGGTCGACCCATTCGGGAATCGTCTCGGCGCTTGTCTCGTTCTCGTTCTCGGTGCCCGTCTCGTTCTCGGTCTCGCTGTCTCGCTGTCTCGGCATCGTCGCATTCTCGCGGAACGCGTACTCCTCGAACAGTGAAGCGAGAAAGTCTTCGACTTCCTCAGCGAGAACCGCACCGAGACCGGCGGCGAGATCGGCGATCTGCTCCACCCCTGAGTCGTTGAGGAAGTAGACCCGCGTCGGCATCTTGTCGAGGTTCGCGCCCTCCTGCACGTAGCAGGTGCCGGGGCGATTGGAGTCGATCTTGTGCGCGTCCACGGTGCCGTCGGTGAGGATGAACGTCTCACCCTTGGCGTTGCGCATCCGGAACACGAACCCGTAGTGGATCTGCTCGCGGATCTGCGTCGTGCCGACCGCCTCCAGGGTCGGGTACTGCGTCGCCAGGATCAGGATCACGCCACAGGCGCGACCCTTGCGAGCGATCTCCTCGACAAGCTTCAGCTCCTTGCCGGTGGCGTCGCCGAGCACGCTCGCGCATTCGTCGACCGACAGCACGATGACAGGATCCTCGGCGCTGGGTTCCCACACGCGGATACCGCGCTCTTCCATCACGCTCAGACGGCGATCCATCTCCGCATTGAGTGCCTTGAACATGTAGATCGCGTCGGCGCGGGTCTTCACCACCCAGTCGAAGCACTTGCGCCACGGCCCCAGCTCGACGCCACCCTTGAGGTCGACGCCCCACTGGACGACGTCCGTACACAGCGACAGCCACGCCCACAGCAGGTTCAGCAGGCCCGACTTGCCGGAGCCGGTGATGCCGCCGATCATCATGTGCAGACCGCCGTGCCCCTTTTTGAAGAGCTTGATCCGCTTCTTGCTGCCGTCCTCGCGAATGCCGATCTCGATGTCATCGGTGATCGAGTGCTGCTTGAGCACCAGCTGGCCGTCGACCTCGGTGTGCGGGATCTCCCACATGATCGGCGCGGCGTGGGGATCCTTGAGCACCGCCACCAGGTTGATCGAGTTGGTCGACTTGCCGTCCGGCGGCAGTCGCAGTTCGCCCACCTGGAGACCCAGCGCACCTTCCAGGTCGGAGCGCATGCCGGCCACCGTGTCGACCTTGTACGCGCCAGGCTGCCAGTTCAGCTTGCCGGTCCAGCCGATGTCACTCACCTTGACATCGGAGAGCCAGGTGTTGCGCAGGCCGACCCGCTCGGCGCGGACCCGCCAGTTCTTGATCACCATCTCCATTTTCACGTGCGTGCGCCGCACGTGGTCCGACCACCACGGGATCGCGCCGATGACGGTCACCAGCGACAGCGAGCACACCAGCCACACCCACGCCGACAGCGAGGCGTCGACCAGGTGTGCCCACAGCAGCCAGAGAGCCGAGGTCAGGCCGGCGCTGGCGAAGTAGGGTCTCCGCCACCCCTGCGCTCGGCAGGCCCAGAAGAGGGTGCCGACCGCGAAGGCCGCGATCAGCAGAAACGCCGGCCCGGTGTCGAGTCGGTGGATGGTGACGCCAAGCAGGAGCACGGGCAGCACGGCGTACAGCGGCCCGAGCCCGACCCGGTGCGAGCGAAGCCATTCCCAGGCTCCGTAGTCGTTGCTGTTCAGGCCAGCCATGGTCAGTACTCCTTGTCGGTCTTCTGGCCTAGCTGGCCAGGTTCATGTTCGGCTTCGACAGTTCGCCGCGCTCCGCCTTGATGTGCAGGGCGTAGACCTCGGAGAACGCGGCCACGAACCGCGTAAAGGTCGCGCCGGCCTCCTGGACCTGCTCCACGGCCTTGTCGATGAACGGGCGCACCAGAGCCGGGTCGATGTTCGCGCCGCGTTCGCTGCGCAGCATTTGGCCGAAGTCGGCGACCCCGTCCGCAATGGCGTTGAACCCCATCTCCATGCCGACCAGCAGGGAGTAGAAGTCGCTCAGCTTCGTGTTGCCGGTGACGCGGATGTCGCCGATGGCCGCACCCGCGTTTCGGAGGATCGCCTGGGTGGCGCTCTCGTCAGTCATGATCTCTTCCACTCTCTCTCGAACTGCGGCGATTTCCTTCTGGTAGGCCGCGATCAGGTCGGTGACACGCTTCGCGTCGGGCAGGTGGTGCCGTGCTCGGTGTCGGCCGCCGCCGGCCACCTTCGGCCGGACGATGGTCTGGCCGGCGGTCTTCGCGGTGTGGCTGCGGTGGATCTTCGGCTTCTTCTTGGCGAACTGCCGCTTCTCCCCTCTGTGCTTGCGGACCAGGTGCCGGTTCAAGCTCTCGAACGAGTCGTAGTGATCTCCGCAGCAGGTCAGATCCAGGGTCGGCTCGTACCACTTCGCGTTCGCCCGAGGCACTGGCGCATGGGTCCACTTGCGGAACCGGACGTCACGCTTGGCCTTGTCGAGCGCCTTGTGGCCGGCGATCTTCCCCACGTGTCCGACGCCCTTGCCGCCGTGCTTGATCACCTTTCCGGCGACCTCCAGGGCCCCCACCGCGAGGAAAACGCCGACCCTGGTGACCTTGTGTTTCTTGGACACCTTGCGCACCGCGCGCATGGTCAGCGACTTCTTGCGGCTCTTCTTCTTGCGTCGGACCTTGCCGTCGCCGCCGTTGTCAGCGTCGTCGAGGGCCGCCAGTCCGCGCGCCTGGGCCTTGGTCAGCGTTGTCTTCGTGGTCTTCACTGTTGTGGCCATCACTCACCAGCCGCGATCGGGTGGCGCTTGCGCCAGGTGCGCAGGACACCACGTCCGTAGTCCTTGGTGTTGAAGATCCGATCGAGTTCCGCGCCGCTGACTTCACCGTGCTTGTCGAGGTAGGCCAGCATCTGGTCGCGCGTCGAGCCCTTGCCGACCTCGGGCTGAAGAGTGGATGTGACGGAACTCGCACCGTCGGGCTTCGTCTTCAGCTCGGGGGCGGTTTCAGCCGAAGGGCTCGCCTTCGGCTTGGAAGTCGGCACCGCCGAGGTCGGGGGGCGATGCTCGGCGGTGCCGACGTTGGGGGATCCACCCTTGCGGGGGGAGGGGGTGGTCGCTCGACTCGTCTTCACGTGCTTTTCGGGGGTGGCACCGATCAACGCGCCGAGGTGGATCAGCGCGGCGAGCACGAGCGAGGGGATCGCGCCGACCGCGAAGGGAAGCCAGTCCGGCACGTTCTTGGACGGCTGCCCTTCCGGGACGCTCAGCCCCAGGTGGAGCGCCGCGCCGGCCACGGACAGAAGGACGCAGCCGATCACGATCCACGCGGCGTAGCGGCGGATGCCCCGGCTGTACTTTTCGTCGAGCCAGACGCGGGTCGCGACGAACGCGGCGGCGTCGGTGGCCACGGGCATGACCCACGCCAGCTCGCCAGGGATGTGCGCCATGCGTCCGGTCTCGAACTGGGAGAAGGCGGAGAACGCGGCGACCGGAAGCGCGCAGAACACCAGTCCCGCGAGGGTCGGCTTGTCAAGCTTCGCCACGTCAACACCCTTCCCTGGTTCACCTGTTTGGCCTAAATATCTAGATAACTAGACTGTTGCGTCCGTAGGATAACATCAAATATCCAGATATTTGAACAGGCGCGCTGAGAATGAGGCCGAAAATGACTGTCAGTAAGTACATGCGGATCGCCGATGACCTGCGGAGAGCCATTCAGGCGGGTGAGTTCTCACCCGGCGACACCCTCCCGAGCGGCACAGACCTGATCAACCGCTACCAGGTCGCGCGTGGCACCGTCCGCCAGGCGATCGACACGCTCGCCCAGGAAGGGCTCGTCACCCCGATGCCCGGACGCGGCACTGTGGTTCGGGAAACGGCCGTCGCGACGATGAGGTACACCTCCGAGCGTCCGTCACCCACATGGGCGGAAAGCAACGAGGGTGACGAGACCGCTCGTGATCAGCTCGTTCTCGCCGACTGGGTGGGCGCGGACTACGACATCGCGCAGCGTCTCCACCTTGAAGTCGATGATCTCGTGCTTCATCGGCTCCGGTACCAGTACCGGGGCGGAAACTCCGCCCCCGCCCAGATCCACGAGCAGTGGATTCCTCAGCAGGTCGTGCTCGCCGTCCACGCGCACCTCGACGAGATGGAGGCCGGCTCCACACTGGTAGACCCGGAGGCCCTGCCGAAGGCCGACCTCTTCGCGCTCATGAAGGCGTCCGGGTTCCCGCCGGACGAGACCACCGAGACGATCGGCACACGGATGCCCGACCCGGAGGAACGCGACATCCTGCGCCTGTCCATCGGCGTTCCGGTCCTCACCACGTACCGCATCACCACCGCCGTGGATGGCGCGCCGCTGGAGACCAGCGACTTCGTCGGTGCGGGCGACCGCTGCACGAACTCGTTCACTGTGGCCCTCGTCCGTCGCTGATCGTCCGCCGCACCGCTGCCGCCGCGAGTCTCGCGGCGGCAGCGGTGTTTTCAGCACAACGGCGTCGACCTTGGACGATGGGCGCGTCTGCCTCGCGGGACATCAGGTCACGGCTACCCTCCGGCTCGAATGGCTGATCAAACGGGAGGTGGCCGGATGGCGAGGCGCGAGTTCTTCCCCGCGCTACGCCGGGCGCTCAGCCGGTCGCCCGAGACCAAGGGGTTGCCCGAGCGGGTTCGCGCCAGCTCCGCCGGCTACGTGATTCCCGGTATCCCGTACCGCACCGGGTGGGACGCCAAGCGCGCCGTCGAGCAGGGCTACGAAGCCAGCACCACCGTGTTCCGGTGCGTCGAGTTCATCTGCTCGAACGTGATCGAACAGCCTGTGGTGCTGTTCAAGGACGGCACCGAGAAGACCGGCAGGAAGATCGACGACCCGCGCAAGGACTCGACCCGGCTGCTCCACGTGCTCAACCGGCGGGCCAACCCCTGGGAGAGCGGAAAGATCTTCCGTCACCGCCTGGTCGCCCAGTTCCTGCTCTCCAAGAAGGGCGTCTTCGTCGAGGTCATCCGGACACGCTCCGGGCGCATCGGGCTACTCAGCCTTCCCGATCCCGACCTGGTCAGCATCGTGCCGAACGAGACCGACCCCATGGGCGCGTTCGAGGTCCAGACCCCGAACACGTCGGTGAAGTCGGTCAACTACCTGCCTCGGTTCGACCCTGACGCGGATGCTCAAAGCCAGCCTGCCTCGATCCTGTGGATCCGCTCGCCGCATCCGCTGGTGATGTGGAAGGGCACCAGCCCCATGGATCCGGCCGGCCTCGACATTGACCTGGAGAAGTACGCCCGGCTCTACAACCGGCGCTTCCTCCAGAACGACGGCCGGCCGGGTGGCCTGCTGTCGGTCAAGGGTCAGGTCACCCCGGACATCATGGACATGATCCAGGCCCAGTTCTCCGGCGGAGTCGAGTCCGCCGGCCGGACGACGGTGATCAGCGCGGACTCGGTGAGCTTCGCGGACACCTCCGGCACCCCCCGGGACATGATGTGGGGCGAGCTGAGTAAGGCGACCAAAGAGGACATCTGCGCCGCGTTCGGACTCGCCCCGTCGCTGATCTTCGGCGCGAGTGGTGAGACGTTCGACAACGCGGATGCCGACTATGCGCAAGCCTGGGAACTCCGGCTGAAGCCGCTGCTCGGACTCCTCGACGATCAGCTGGACGTGCTCACCGGCGGTTACGACGACGACCTGCTGCTCCGCCACGACCTGTCCGGCGTATGGGTGCTGGGCCGTCACGAACGCGAACGGCAGGACCGCGCGGCCGCCGACCTCGACCGGGGCGCGATCACCTACAACGAGTACCGGGAGATCACTGGCCGCGACCCGGTCAAGGCCGCCGCCGCCGACGTCCTGTGGATCGCGGCCGCCGGCAAAATGGCCGTCGCGTCGGACGAGAAAACCAGCCAGGAAGCCATCGACACACCAGTGGCAACCGCACTGGCCGCGCCGACACCGCCTGGCGAGTTGCCCCCGAGCGGCCAGGAAGAGCGGCCGCAGCTCGGGCCGGCACGCGGCGAGGCCGGTTTGCGCGCCGTGGGCAAGCCCGAGGCCGAGGATGGCGAACCCGAGGACATGGAACGGGCGGACCTCCGATCGAGCGAGTTCCTGCTGAACCTGGAGGGTAAGCAGGGCCGCCCGCGACGAGGAGGCTCCGGCCCCGACGCTGGAGCCGGTTGGCACTGAAGACCTCGGACCGCTCGCGCCCGCGTCGCTGATCCTCGGTGAAGCTCCACCCGCGCCCGCGCCCGGCCCGGAGCGTGACCTGTTGGTGGCGGCCACCGAGGCTCGCGCCGAGGCCGCCGAGCAGGCGTTCACCATGGTGCTGACCAACCATCTCGCGCGCATGCAGGGTGTCACCCTTCAGCGCATGGGCGGACCGAAGGCGCGACGCGGCACGAAGTGGTGGAAGGGCGACGGGCCGATCGAGGCCAAGGCGGTCGATCCAGGCTACGTGCTGCCTGATCGGCTGGCCGGCGAGGTCGAGGACGCGCTACGGCCGGTCGCATTGCGGGTCGCGCAGGATTCGGCGGCCGACGCGGCGCGCCGGCTCGGCGTCGACCCGGAGCCGGCCGGCGACAACATGTTCGCGATCAACCAGCAGGCGCTCATGGCCGCCGTCGAGGACGCCGTGAGCCAGATCCTGGGTGTTACCCAGCGGCAGGCCGAAGACGTGCGCGGCGCGATCCTCGACGCGGACAAGAACGCCGACGACCTCGACGAGGTGCTGGATCGGATCGAGGCCGCCTACCGCCGGGGCGGCAACTGGGTGTTGATGTCCGGACGCACGCTCGCGAACGCGCTCGCGAACGAGGCCGCCATGATCCAAGCGCAGGCGCTGGGCGTCACGCACGCGCAGTGGCTCTCGAAGCGGGACGCCCGGGTGCGACCCACGCACCGGGTCGCCGACGGGCAGCGTCGCAAGATCGGCGATCAGTTCCGGGTCGGCTTGTTCCGTCTGCGGTTCCCCGGCGATCCCACCGACCTGCCGGAGAGCTGGGAGGAGATCGCGAACTGCCGCTGCGGCTTGCTGTTCCCGAAGCCGGACGAGTCACACCAGCGTGCGGTGCGCCAGCTGGCCGACGGAGTCCAGCCTGGCGGACTCACCGACGCGGCGCGACGGCTGCTCCAGGCGGGCGCGAGCGCACCGCAGGTGGTGACCTCCGAGCCTGTGGTGGGGTTCCGCGCGCTGCCCGCGTCAGCGGACCTGGAGCCGACTCCCGGGCAGTGGATCACTTTTCAGGGCGACCTCACGTTGTCGCTGGTCGCGCCGACCCTGTGGACGGCGGCCGCGCCCATGCTGTCGGTGCTCATCGGTGCCGGCGTCGCGGTGAACGTCGCGCAGGGCGCGATCTCGGTTCCGGCCGGCGTTCCGCTCGAAGTCGTGTCGGCCAGCGCCACCGGCGTGCAGGCGCGGGTCGTCGCCAGCGAGACGCCCGCGCCCTGACCGTTCCCGCGCGCCTTCCTCGATCACGCGCGACACGCTGCGACGATGCGCGCCATGGCGGAGGAGAACACCGGCGGCATGGTCGCGCTCGTGCCCAGCGAGGACAGCGCCGAGCTGCTGGCGCTCACCGTTCCCGGTGGCGAGCCGATCGACGAACTGCACCTGACGTTGACCTACCTCGGTGACGACATCAGCGCCATGACCGACACCGAAAAGCAGGCCGTGGTCAGCGCCGCCGAGAAGGCCGCCGAATCGACTCCGCCGGTCACCGCTCACGCCTTCGCGCACGCCACGTTCAACCCCGATGGTCATGACGACCGCAAGCCCTGCGCGGTCTACCTGATCGGCGACACCGATCAGCTTGACGACCTGCGCGGCGAGTTCGATCGGTTCGCGGACGGTGAGCAGCACGCGCCGTACTTCCCGCACGTGACCGCCAAGTACGACGCCGAGGCCGCCGACCTGACGTTCACCGGGCCGGTGACCTTCGACGCGATCCGGGTCGCTCTCGGCGACGCCAACATCATCATTCCGCTGACCGGCGGCGAGGAGGAGTCCAGTGCAGACGGAGACGGCGACGAGTCCGGACTTGCCCCCGAGGAAGACACCGATGGCTGACCCTGTCGAGGTCAAGCGCGAGTTCTCGCAGGCCAAGCGGGACAAGCTCGCCAGGACGCCCAAGGCGATGAACGACGGCTCGTACCCGATCGAGAACATCACCGACCTGCGCAACGCGATCAGCGCGTACGGCCGCGCCGACGAGGAGAAGCGGCCAGCCCTGCGCGCCCACATCGTGCGCAACGCGAAGCGTCTCAACGCGACCAACATGCTGCCCAAGAACTGGAGCGAGACGCCGGCCAGCGAGAAGAAGTCTCATGACGACTTCACCGCCGGGGTGCTGCTCGGGCTGTCCGGGTTCGACGTCTCGGAGATGCTCGAACTCAAGGCCGGTCCGCCTGGGGCGACGTTCCCGAGCCCGGACCCGGGCGCGGCCAAGCTCCGCAAGTACTGGACTCGTGGCGAGGGCGCGGCGAAGATCGAGTGGGGCGAAGACGGCGATTTCGATCGATGTGTCTCGCATCTGCGCAAGCATGTCGGCGAGCGCGCCAAGGGGCTGTGCAACATCTATCACCGCGTCGCGGTCAAGGCACCGCCCGGCAAGGGGCACAAGTCCGAAGTCGACGAGGCCGAGACGAAGCAGTTGTGGGTCCCCGACTCGTCCACTCCCGGAGGTTGGCGCGCGAGCGAGGCCGCGTGGTCGCTGGAAACCAAGGAGGCCGACGTGGTCGATCGCACCGACGACGAGGTCATGTCCACGTTGGACAAGTACGAGGGCATGGAGCAGTCCGTCGAAGACGCCTACGAGAACGCGATCGCGGCGGACATCCCGTGGGACCTGGAGGCTGACGGAACCCTGGTGGATCCCGAGGTCGACACCTCCGACGGCGACACCGCCATCGCGCCATCGTTGTTCGACGACATTGAGGACGAGGGCTGATGAGCCAGCCGGACGGCTTGGAGTTCAAGACGCTGGCGGTCGCCAACCCGACCGAGCCTGACGCACGTGGTGTGATCGAAGCCCTGGTGGCGGTCACCGGTGTTGAGGACGAGGTCGGCGACATCATCGAGCCGGGCGCGTTCCGGCGCACGCTCGGCGAGCGACCGAAGCCCAAGGTGTGCCTCGGGCACGACTGGAACCGACCGATCGGCAAGTCGCTGGAAGTCGTCGAGCTGATGCCCGGCGACCGACGGCTGCCCAAGTTGACCGCCGACGGGCGACCGTGGCCGCGAGAGGCCGGCGCACTGCGGGCGCGGTGGCAGGCCAACCTTGATTCGGAAGACGGCAAGGCCGCGTACTCGAACGCGAAGTTCTTCGGACCCGAGGAGTCGACGTTCTCGATCGGCTACCGAACCAGGGTGGCCAGGCAGCGTGGCTCGACGCGACACATCAAGGATCTCGATCTGTTCGAGTACGGCCCGGTGCTGAACCCGGCGAACCGTCTCGCCACCCTTCAGTCGATCAAGAGTGACCCAGGGTTGACTAACCCGGTAGACTCGGAGCGCCAAGACTTCGAGACCGGGGATGGTGACGTGGAAGCCAAGACGAAGTACGTCCGGGACGCCAACTACTGGGGCAAGCCCATCGGCACCCCCATCACCCCTGGGATGAAGCCGCGTGGCGGCGACGACCGCGAGCGCGGCACCGCCGACACGCCACAACAGGCCCACGCCGAGGCCACCGCCACCCCGGAAAAAGCTCCACAGCGGACAGACGACTCCGCTCAACCAAGCCAAAAACCCGCTCCGAAGAAGGCGGCCAGCCCGAGGAAGGCGGCCGGACCTAAGAAGCCCACCGCCAGGCAGAAGGCGTTCCTGTTCGACGCCCGGCCCGGTCGCATCATGACCTACCGGCGCGACGAGAACGGCGACAAGATCTACGCCGGCCCGTTCCCCAGCAAGGAAGGTCTGATCTTCCAGGGCCACGCCAACAGCGCGTACCCCATGGAGAAGGCCGGCTGGGTCGAGGCTGGCTACGACGGACGGCACTACATCCTCACCCCCGAGGGCGAGCGTCTGCGTGCTCAGCTGGAAAGCGAGGACAGCGACCGCCAGAACCAGCTCCGCGAGGAACGACGCGCCGCCGCACTCGGACCAGATGTGGCCGCTGTCGCTGACGCGAACGTGGACGCCAGCGCCGCGCCCATGGACATGACGCCGCGCCAGTACGCCGACGGACAGATGGCAGCCCAGGCGCGCCGCAAGCGAGCGATCAACATCGCCGCCGAGCAGGCGACCGTGGAAAAGGAGAATGCCCAGGCGGCCAAGGCCGATCAGGCGGCCGACTTGGCACCCGGCGCGATCGACATCGATGCCTACCGCCGTCGAACCAACAACCCCAAGGCTGAACTGGTTGGCGGCGGCAAGCTCGTGCTCACCGGCGCTGGCACCAAGAACTGGTCTCTCAACACCGTGGACGGCCTAGGTGTCGCCCGCTCGATCGATTTCGACGAACTCGCTTCGGGCGGTCGCCGTAAGCCGCTCGGCAAGACCCAACTCCGGGACCTTGCAAACAGGCTGGCCGGTATTCACGACTCCAATGGGCGACCCGTCCCGTTCGACTACCCCAACCCTGACCCTGAGCGAACAAGTCCGGAGTGGATTCGCGGTTGGCGTGATGTCACCGGTACAGACCTCCAGGGAGCGATGGCGGGAGTCGTCGCGCAGTGGGGGGAAGACAACGACCTCACCTATCGTCGCGCCGACCTGCTGAAGCGCCGCAAGGTGCAGGCCACCGTCCCCGGCGGCGCGCCGGACTCGACCGGGTTCCGCATGCGCAAGGCGGAGGAGATCGCGCCCGGCGACCAGGTGCGCCTCCCGGACGGCACCGTCGGCACCGTGGAACGCAGCGGCGCGGACGTGTGGAACTCCGACTGGACCGACGCGAAGAAGATCGAAGGTCAGGTGTTGCTCGACGACGGGCGCACGATCGCGATCCGCGAGCTGGCCGACCTGCCCGCGCCCGAACCGCAGAAGATCGGCACCGGCCCGAACGCGCTGTCGAACGCCAACGTTGCTCGCAGGCGCGGCGGCGACGGGCCGTCTGCCCGGGACATGGTCGTGCCGGTCAAGTTCGCCGAAGGGGCAGATGACCCGGATGCCGGCCATGACCCCGGCATGGGCTCGATCCCGGCGACCAGCGGGCCGCCCGGCCGCGACATCGATTTCAACCAGCTGGTCTACAGCGGCTATGTGCCCTCGATCGCGAAAACCTACGAGCCGCTGCCGCCTGGCACCCGCGTCGTGCAGAACGAACAGCAGGTCGACTCGTTCCTGTCGCGCGACAGCCGCGCCAAGGTCGGCACCGCGCTGCCGCTGCTCGCCGACATCCAGGGCGAGACCTTCCAGACCGTGCGCCTCGACGACGGCACCTACGACCAGTGGCGTGTGCGAGGAGTGCGCGGTTCGCTCGGCAGCGAGGGCGCGTTCGAGGTCGACCCGTCGCCGGAGCGCATCGACCAGATCCGCCGCGAGCGTGGCCTGCCGACGCTCGCGGATTCGACGCCGCTGCGACGCAACGCCGAACCGAATGACGATAGTCGTCTGCTCGCGGATATGAGCGAAGAGGAGTTGATCGCTGAGCGGTCCCGGCTGCGAGACGGGTCAAACCGTGCGCGCTATCAGGCTGTAAATGATGAGCTTTACGAACGTCGCCAGAGGACGCAGGACGACAAAACGGAAGCACATTGGTTCGACCAGCTTGCGCGGCAACTCGCCAAGCCTGGCACTAGTGATCAGCGAATTGCGATATTCCGCGATCTACCACCGAAGGCACAGCAATATGTCCGGAATGAACTTGCTCGCCGACAACTGTCGAATCCAACCGCGCCGTCTACCTTGCAGGTCAGGTCAACACTATCGCAGGTAGACGCCGCCAATACCCCAACGGCCACCCCACCCCGGCTGACCGCGCCGGAACTGCCGCCCGAACGGGAGGCTCTCCCGTACGAGGTGATCAAGAAGCCGAACCGGTCCGGCAAGGGCGCACGTGTCCGCTTCAACGGCCGCGAGTACAACGTGGACGCCACATCCGGCGCGCTCGCCGAGGTCACCGTGACCGACGACGACGGGCACAGCGCCACCGTCGCGGGCGGGTCAAGCACGATGCTGCGACGCGAGATGTTCGCCGACCGCGAGCGCGCCCTCCGTGAGGC